GCTTTGGTGTCTGTTAAGACATCTAAAGATGGAGTACTTAAGCAGGTTGTTCCAGAAGTTCGTAGACTTAAGAATAAGTATGATTTGCTTTGGGATCAAAAGTCACCTGAAGGATACCTGAAGATCTGTGCTGTGTTACAGAAGTTTATTGATCAAGGTATTTCTGTTAATACTAGTTATAATCCTAAGTTCTATGACGATGATCAAATCCCTCTATCAGAACTTATCAAGCATGTAATTATGTTTTATAAATATGGTGGCAAGCAATTATACTATTTTAATACTGCTGATGGTGCTGGTGAAGCCAATATTGAACCAATAAATAATCGAGTACCAGAAATTTATGAAGAAGATTGTGAAAGTTGTAAAATCTAATGGCATATTTAAATCATAATCTACCTACGTTTACATGTTTGATAAGAAACGAATACTTGTTTAATCATGAACAAGGTTGGGATGAATATACATTATGTCATGTTCATAGTGTAGCATCTCTCGAGAACAGAGTTCCTCTTTTTGAGGCTTTTTTAGAGAATGGAGTGAATTGGACTAGGCGACCAATAACTGCTTTTTGTTGGAAGCCAGATGCGCCAGTTCATAATTTGAACGTTCATATGTATTGGGATTGTTTTTCTCCTTACATCGATGTGCAAATAAGAAACAGACTTGCTAATCTTAAAGCAGAGCTAATTGATTTCCATGGTAATAAACATTCGGGTGTTTACATGTTCACTATGGATTGGTCTTGGGAAAATAAAGCTGTATTAAATACTAGTTTCTCCGAGACTCATGAACATAAATGTGCTCATATGTTTAAGATGAACGACGGTAATTTTTTTGCTTATCCAAATAACAGAATCATTTGGTACGATGATGCCTGGACTAAAAATCGTATATCTGGTAATCCTGGGTACAAGATTGATATGAATGAATATTCCGTTGAAAATTCCAGACAATTAGAAACTTCAGATGAATTTTTTTACGAAATAAAAGAGGGCTAAATGACATATAAGGTATTTGATCCAACTAATAAAAAAGATCATATGAAATCACGATTATTTTTTGATGATCCCCCGACAGTGGCAAGATTTGATCGTCAAAAATATCCGTTTTTGGAAAAGCTTACAAGAAGTTCTATGGGTTTCTTTTGGGTCCCAGAAGAAGTTGACTTGACTCGTGATAGTAAAGACTTTCGTGATCTATCAACACATGAACAACATATTTTTACTAGCAATCTAAAGCGACAAATCCTTCTTGATTCAGTTCAAGGGCGAGCACCATCTGCAGCATTTGGTCCTATTTGTTCATTGCCTGAATTAGAGAATTGGATTGTTGCTTGGACATTTAGTGAATCCGTTCATTCACGCTCCTATACACATATCATTCGTAATGTCTATAGTGATCCGTCAAAGGTACTTGATGGTATCCTTGATATGCAAGAAATTGTAAATTGTGCTAAGGATATTAGTTTATATTATGATAATCTGATTGATCTAAATCAACGCGCAACTAGTGGTAGTCATGTACATTTAATTCCAAATTCTTATAAACATAAGAAAGCACTTTGGATGGCGCTGATGTCAGTCAACATTCTTGAAGGTATCCGTTTCTATGTAAGCTTTGCTTGTTCGTGGGCATTTGCTGAATTGAAGAAGATGGAAGGTAATGCCAAGATTATTAAGTTGATTGCTCGTGATGAAAACCTACATCTTGCAAGTACTCAACAACTATTAAAAATTCTACCTCAAGATGATCCTGATTTTGCAACCATTCGAACCGAGACCAAAGATGAATGTGTAGCAATGTTCAAGTCTGCTGCCGAACAAGAAATAAAGTGGGCTGAATATCTATTCAAGGATGGATCAATGATCGGCTTGAATAAAGAACTATTGGAAGACTATGTGGAATGGATCACTAATAGACGTTTACAAGCCGTTGGATTGCCATTGATATATAAGACAGGTTCCAATCCACTTCCATGGACACAAAAATGGATTAGTGGTGGAGAAGTTCAAGTAGCACCGCAAGAAACACAGATCACATCTTACATTGTCGGTGGTGTAAAGAAAGATGTATCAACCGAAAGTATGAAAGGGCTATCGCTATGAGTTGGGGAAGAGGATCTGAACTTTTCAGTGATGTTGCAGAAATTATTGCAGAAAATGTAGTAGATGATAATGTTCGTAAGCTCATTTATATGGGGCTTATTGAAGCATTCCAGAATTATGATTGTGATACATTAGATGAATGCATGGATATCGATCCAGTGCTTGATACTTTACTTGAAGCATTAGTTGAATCTGATGAAGAAGACGAAGATGATGAGTGGCCTGATGGCGGAAGAGAGAATTTCTAATAGGTACTACAAAATCATTTGGTGAATCCAAAGTCTATAAAGGTAAAAACAAAATGACAAAAAAATTAAAACAAATAATAATAACAGCAATTAATGAAAGTAAAAAAAATACTGCTGGTTCAGGAATTGCTCCAAGCCCTGTTCATTTTCGTATGGGATACGATTCAATTGATAAACGTAAGTCAAAACATTTAAAATCGTCATTGAAAGAAGAAACTTCTCCGGTAAAAACTGAAGATTGGCTTGGTAAAAACGAAAATGCAGGACGTAGTGTTCATAAAATAACGAAGGAATTGTTAGACGATGCGGACCCAATATCAAAAGAACACGCAGAAACATTGAGATATTATAGTGGTCCTGATTCTGCTGTGATAAATAAAAAACTTATAGACGATCATTATGGCAAGAAACCAGACTCCAGTGGCTCTCGCTCTCTTCCTAAAGAATATATAGAAAAGACCGTAAAACATTTAGATAAAATAACTAGTCATAATATTCGTCGACAATTGCATGTCTATTCAGGATTAGGATTTGATCCAAGCAAACATGTAGATTCGCAAGGACATCTTCATATGCCGGCATTTACATCAGTGACTCATGATAAGAATGTTGCTCATGAGTTTGCTGAGACACATCATAAAGAAGGTCGCACACAAGCTAAACATATTCTTCATATTCATCTTAAATCTTATGATCGAGCAACTCATATATCAGGTCACGCATTTGTGCCAGATGAACATGAATCAATTCTTCCTCGTAATACAATATTGAAAGTTCACCCGGTACCAACTATGCTTTCTGATGGAACACATGTTTGGCACGCGCAGGTGCACCGCCAAGACTAAACTAATAAATATGAGGGAATATGGAGTTCCCTCATGTGGATTTATAATGAAAAAGAAATTGATGAATCTTTACTTGAAGGATTCATCGGATTTGTATATAAAATAACAAATCTAAAAACCAATAGAATCTATATTGGTAAAAAACTTTTAAAGTTTAGTAAAACAAAAAAAGTAAAAGGCAAGAAGAAAAAGTTCTTGGTTGAGTCAGATTGGAAACAATACTGGGGATCAAATAAAGTTCTAAGTCAAGATGTTTTGGATTTAGGTGAAGAGAATTTTACTAGAGAGATTCTTAGATTATGCAAAATGCGCGGAGAAATGTCTTACTTTGAAGCAAAAATGCAATTTGATCTGTGCGTATTAGAATCTGATAAGTATTATAATGAATGGATTATGGTTAAAATTCATAAGTCGCATTTAAAGAAAGTGTTGACAATTCCTAATACAAATGATATAATACAATCATAGGAGATTATTATGACATTTGATATTGAAGAGGTTCGACAATATATTATCAATTCTTCACACGAATCTAAAATTTATATTGGTGGTGATTCTGAACGCATCAAACTACCTAATGGTAAATGGGTAGCAGATTACGCGACAGTGGTTGTCATTCACATTGATGGCAAACATGGAGCAAAAATTTTCGGTGAAGTAACTCGTGAACCAGATTTTGATCATAGAATTGCTCGTCCATCACTTCGTTTGATGAATGAAGTTTATAAAGTTGCCGAGCTTTATTTTAAATTGGCTGAATGCATCGGTAATCGTATGACTGAAATTCATTTGGATCTTAATCCTGATGAACGACATGGATCTTCTTGTGTCGTAACTCAAGCAGTTGGTTATATTCTTGGTACTTGCAATATTAAAGCACATGTTAAACCTAATGCATTTGCTGCTTCAATTGCGGCGGATAGATTTAAAGCTTTATCAGCTGCATAAATAAATAAAATACTAAGGAGACAAACTCGTGTTAAAGACCATAATGATTGGTCTTTTGAGTTTGGGCATAATTCTAGTAGTCAAAGCTGACTCATCATATAATAATATGTCAACAAACAATTCTCATA